TGTATGCATTGTTATTGCTAATTCTTGGTTCTACAAATCCTGCTCCACCTTGAAGAGTTCTTGTTCCAGCATTCCATATTCCAGAAAGCCTTGTGTGATCTATACCTGAGTATGTGCCAATAAATGGATGTGCTATTTGGTAATTGTAGTTATCACCACTATTTCCAGAGCCACCAAAAGTTAAATCGTTTATTGAAGAGATAGTTCCAGATGTGGTTGTTGTATATACTTCAACTCCATCTAAATAATATAATAAGGTTGTTCCATTCCATCTAATTGCGGCAAAGTGCCATGCATTATCATTGTATGTAGCGGCGGTTGTTGCATGTGAATATGTAGCTGCAGAAGTAACAACATTAAATTTAATCTTTTTATCTTCAGTAAATATGCGTATTTTGCTTGTTCCATAGACTGTAAAGTCCATAATATCTTTAGTTGTATTTGTTAAAGTTGTAGGAAATTTAAACCATATACCTGTAGTAAAATTTCCATCGCTTATTTCTGTTGAAAATGCTGCATTGCTATTTGTATAAAAACGTCCATTTCCAAAATAATTTGGTAATTGTGCTGAACTACCTCTATCTGGACCTTCTGCTACTTTTCTTGTAACAGTTGCAATTTCTGAAAACGCTACAGATCCGCCAGTTCCAGAGTTTATAAATGGTTTTGAATCAAGTTTATACCATTGTTCTGGTGAAGAATCTGACATATATTTTTCTAATGAATCTTGAATATTAAAGTTAGATACTGCTGTGTCTGTAAATAAAGCAGAGGCAGTTGATGGTGAAGCATTATAATTAAGAGCTCTAGTTGTTACAATAGCTGGCTGAACTGCTAATGCGGTTGCAGTTGATACATCTACAGATAAAACTTTATTTTTAAATTCTGCTAAATGGTTAGTAACAAAGGTGTCCATTTCAGCATTTGTATAAGTTCCTCTGTAATAAGCAGCAAAGTCTATTTTTCCATCAAATGATCCACCAGAAGTTGTAAAATCTACATGGCTTAATTGTGATCCAAGATTCCAAACACCATTAAAGCCTATATTTCCACCTGTTGATTTACTTTCAATTAATGTTCCGTCTACATAAAGTCTAGCTTGGTTTGCACCACTGCCATAATGAACTACAACATAATGCCATTTGTTATCACATAAATTTGTACTTCCAGATAAAGATATAGTTGTATTTGTTTTAAAATCAACTTGTATAAATCCATTAGTATCTAAATAAACGTTGCTATTTCCACCACCATTATGAGTAGTTGGAATTGAAGCTAGCCAATTATTTGTGCCAACAGAAGATTTTTTAAATACAAATTCTTGTGTAAAGTTGTTTTCACCAGCAGAATTACTAATTCCGCTATATGTAACACGTGCATTAGCACCAAATATATAGGAGGCATTACCACTTACGGAATCTGAACTTTGTGTTATAGTTCCAGATGCTTGATTAGTTGCGTTAGCGGTAGATGGTTTTACAAACTCAGTTGCCGCTGTATCTAGATTAGATGCAATATTCCAAGCAGATTCGGCTATGGCTACGGATAATAATGACATAAAAATAGGCTGCGGTTATGCCGCAGCCCCAACTCCTAACAAATTAAAGTCTGGGGTAATACTTGAAATGCTTGTTCCGCCTACTGAAATAACTGAAGAAAAGATAGAGCGGGATAGGGTGTTTATGTCCAAAATATCACAACATTTAATTTCTATAGTTGTTTGACATTGTACTACAACAGCCTTGGCTGTGAGCACTCCCGCTTCTATCTTTATATTCATTGTGACTTTAAGCTACAGTAATACGCACAATACCTGTGCTATCCCATGTAATTGTAAAGTTACCATTAGTTGAAGATTGATCTGAACCGAAGTCCACATAACCAATCAATGCTGATGTTGAAGCAGTACCTGTTGAATCATAAACAACTGCATAACGTGCAGTGATTGTTGATGATGCCCAAGTAGTATCTGCTGCATCTAGTACGATTACGTTATTAGCGGAATCATAAGTTACAGTCTTTGATGCTAGGGTGTTTCCACCTGCTGTATAACCAGTACCTGATACTTCATATGTTGAAACATCGTTGTAATAGTCATGTGCATCTTGATCTGGTGTGTAAGAAGAAGTTAGAAGAGCTACCTTGATGGTATCTGTATCGTAATCTACTTCTTTGTTAAGGGCTTTTACTAGAAAGCTACCGTATAGTTTACTTGGCATTATCTATTTTCCCCCTTATGATGCAGTCTTGCGGACAATCGCAAACGCCTCAGCCGCTGCAACAGCGAAACCACGACGAACACGAGTCTTTAACAAGACGCCATCTTTAGAAAAGTCTGCATCACGAGAGATTGCTGACTCTACTCCACCACGAACACCATTGATCATCATGTTGCGGTTACCGACAATTAGCAAAGGATCTCCAGAAGGAGCATTTGTTGCTGCTGCTGAAGTTGCTGCGCCGTATGAAAGCACTAATGGATATCCAAATAGTGATCCTGGGCGTGCTGCTAGTGGATCTGGAAGAACTAAGTTTCCAGATGTAGCTGTCATTGTTCTCATGAATCCAAGCATTTTTGGGTGAGCAATGAATACTGTATTAGCAGCATCAAAATATTTGCTTGATTCAGCAAGACCTAAAGCATTTGAAATTTGTGCAAATGTTAAAGCTCCTGCAGTTGAAGTAATGTTTGATCCTGATGAGTATTGGGAAACTGAATAGTAAAGAGAGTTGAACGGTTGTCCGTCATCTCCATCGCCTACTGCTGTTACTCCAAGACATGCATTGTCATATTTGCGAGCCCATTGTGAGGCCCACTCTCTCTTGTATGTGTTTAATGTATCTACTAAAGAATCATTTAGATCTTCCTCAGAGATATTGAAAATTTGTGCGTACTTCTTAGCAGTAAGAACTACTTCATCCAGAGTTGTATCTGATTGAGCAATTGTTGCACCTTCAGCAACGACGCTTGGTGCGTCTGAAACGAAGCGTGGAACGCCCTTAGTGCGGGAAGCCATATTCTCACGACGAGCATAAGATTCTACTACAGAGTTAGCAAGAGTTGCTTGAATAGCAACCGAACCAATTTCCTCTGGAATATAACCATTACCCTCGGTAAGATCTGTTATACCTGCGGCCATGTTTTTCTCCTTTTATTACTTAATTTGGGTTTTTGAACATATAATCGTCCGAATATATTAATCGCAAGCCCAAATGTCCATTTGGAATTGCCTAAGACCATTATACCTTATTTTTTTATCTTAATACAGACTTTGCTTGTAAAATACTAGTAGTTACATTAACATCTATTGGTTTAGACATTGTTGAATCTGCTTTGCCTCCTACAATTATCTTTGGATCAAATAATTCTGGAAAATCTGTTTTTAAAGCATCAATTTGATCCTGTAAACCAGCAACCTCAAAATCATCTGTTAATTGCAATTGGTCTAACTTAATATATTTCATTAATTTAGCACCATTTGGAATACCTAAGCTAGATAAATTTTTAAGAATTTTCTCATCCATTAATCTAGCTTGGGCCAAATTTGTTTTGTTTGTTAGTTCTAGTAACTTTACTTCTAACTCTTCTTTTTCAAGACGAGTCTTTTTAGCTTCCGCTTTTGCCTTTTCCAAGGCTGAAAGTACGGCCTGTGGATCACGAATTTCTGTAGATGTACCTTCTACTTCGTTCTGTTCTTCCATTTTTATGCTCCTTGTGTGTTGTCTTCAGCTGCTGCCTGTTGCAGAGCCATGTTGTTTGTGTTTAAACCAGTTCCTGGAAGTGCAACTTCTTGCTGTGCTCCAGAAGCATCTTGAATTAATTGTGCCATCTCTGGATCATATCCAAGCTCTAGTAAAATTTGTTTTACAGGTATACCAACAGATCTTTTACGAACTGCGATGTCCCATTGGTCAAGAGAATCAACTGATTCTGGTGATTTCCAATCAATTTCTACTTCTGCAGTAATTCCTTCTATCTTAAGCATAAACTTAAACAAATCTCTCCATGTTGAACCAAGAGCTAGTTGACGGTTTAATACTTTTTTAAATAATGGTGCTTCTGCTACACGCAATGCTTGACCTGATGGTAAATATTGTGTGCTTGAGAAGTAATGTACTGGAGTTGAAGTAATTGCAGCCATATCTGATACAAATTCATTAACTGGATCTGTAAATGTTTTTGGATCTGCTGCTGGGAATTGACCAACAGATTGAACACCTTGTAGATACCAAAGTTGTCCTGGACCGTTTTGCAATGATCCAATATTCTCTCTGGCTGTGTCATCTTCTGAGAAATCATCCATCTCAGCTGCATTTCCACCATTTGATAACGCATAACGTTGTGGTGCACCCTGATAATCAACAGTATACATATGTGTACTGATTAATTTGTTAATTGCATCTTGTGGACCAAATGCATCTGCATGTTCTGGTCTTCCGAATGGCTTAGATGTTCTAAAATGGAAGACTGGGCATTCTCCCCATGGGTTTACAATTGTTTCAATTAAAGAAACGTTTGGAACTCCATTTATAAAGTCTAAATCGCCTAATGCTTCATATTTTTCAATACGATCTGCATAATACATGTTTAAACGTATTACTTTACGATCTAATTCATCTGTAATCTGCCATAATTTAGCTGCAAATGATTTAATACGAGTGTTTTCCTCATCATAAATCACTACAGTATTTAGAGGTGAATTGTAATCTATGGCTAATTGACCTTGCATATCTGGCCAAATAATTGCGTATGCATCACCATAAACTAATACATTTTTATGTATTTCATTCATATCTATCGTTAAATCTGTCTGATCGAAGATTGTATTGATAAATTGATTAGCTTCTGGAGTTGTTGTATCCACTTGCTGTACTTCTAATCTATTTAATACTGCATCTACTACAGTTTTGCTAAAGTTAAAGCGAAATGGCGTAAATGAGTTAAATTTATTCTTTTCGTTTCTAAATAATCTATACCAGCGCTGATGTTGAAATATTTCATCGTTCATGCCCTCATAGTAGGCTTCAGCAACCTGATATCTTTCTCTGTTGGCTATAATCTTATCTATAGCCTTTTTAATATCTGTCATTTTTATCTCCTTAAGTAATTTAATTGTCTAGTAAGTACTTTTGGAGTTTTATTGTCCAAGAAATACAGGATACCAGATA